TACATAGGCAGAGGTCTAGCAGCATTAATATTGAAAAAAGCATCGAGAAGAAGCTGCTGACCATTAGCGGCAGTGCCGACAGCCAAGTTACGAGCTAAAGGCGGAGTATCTTGAATAAACGTTGAGTTCAACGTAGGCAAAGAAGTGAATTTTTGCGAATAGTGCCACGGGTCGATAGTACCCGTAGAAGTAGACTTAAATAAACCAGTAATTTGCGAGGGGTTATAACGATATTCGGCCCATCGCTCCTGATAACCAAAAACCGAGTTATCTTGAGTGGTATTACCAGTAACATAAATTTCCTTATTCAAAATAGCTTGTTCGCCGAGAGTAGCAAAAGCAGGAAAATAAAAATCATAACGGGTACTACGAGACCATAACTTTCGAATACCCTGCTGATAAGTAAGATCAGCTCGTACAGATACGAGACCAATAACATAACCATGCTCAACAAACGATTGAGTAAAACCATGACCATTAGCCAAGTAAGTTCCAAACGCAGCAAGGTTACCTTGCGGAGTAGTTGTGCCAGATGCACCAGTACCACCAGTTTGAGCAATTGGAGAAATATTAATAGAAGTAGAACCACCGCCCAAATATTCAGGGCGTTGTAAGCGAGCATCAGGAGAAGCTACGCCAAAATGTGCGCGGATTATCTCGGTATACCGAGTACCGCCACGAGCGTCCCGCTCAAGCAACTTTTGTATCTGAAAAGATTGACGAAGCTGATTAATTGTTGCAGCAGTAGCATTAGACAAATCAGCATAAAGACCAGAAGAACCAGTAGTGACAACACCCATAGACTTAGCAGCGGGTGTAGAACCAGACGGTGTACCACCGTAAGCGGCATTATAGTTGCCAGTAGCCGCTTGTAAATTAGTAGTAGCTCCGGAAATTAAACCGTAGTTAGTGGTACCTTCAGTTAAGCCGAGGGCAATACCAGTACCATAAACAGGAGCAGAAGTACCAATAGGAATAGAAACTGCAGTGCCGCCTTTCTGAGGCCAAGGCAAAGCAGAAGTAAAATAATCATGTCGTTTACCACGACGAAGTAAAGTATATGAAGTAGAAGGGGTTGCATCAGGGCCATCGCCCTTATCTACAACAGAAGAATTTTGTAAATTCTCATCACGAAACCATTGATTGTAAATCAGGTTATATGCTCTTATAGGAAGCGCAGAATGTGAAACCGTATTACCAGCGCCAACTTGCCCTGCAGTTGGCAAGCCGTAATAGTCCTGCAGCGAACCGACTGCATAGCCTCCAGCTGGGGAAACTTGTTGAGGTATAGAGTAGGAAATAGAATCGGCAGGATTATCCTGCTCCCCCATAAATTTAACCCAATTGTTCCAGACCAAACGATTAGGAACAAAGAAAAAGAACGAGTCCAAATGGAGATTATCCATAACTGGGAAAAGGGGAGTAGCGAGACGACCGAACATAGTGACATTAACATTAAACGTATCACCCGGTAAAACCTCCTCACACATAATAGGAACAAGATAACCACTATCAAAAGTGGTTTTAAGCGTTTTCTGCATAGCAAAACGCGAACGCGGAATATCCGCTTTAGGAACCATCGCAAAACTATGCGAAGAAGCCGACTTATTTTGAAACATAAAAAATCCTTTAATAAAAAAGCACCCCCGAAGGGGTGCAAGGGTCAAGAAGTCTGAACCACGTCCTTAGCACGGACTAAAACAGTCGGTGAACCTTCACGTATGAAGGCACCAGTTGAGTCATCAAACTGACCCAACAAATACAAATCAAAATCATCAGGATGCTTATTCAAAGCATTATCTGGTGATGCACGATTAACCTCATCTGTGAAGTCGCGTACAGCGACATTACGATGGGGAACAAAAAATGGGCGGTTGAAAACCTCAGCAGCCCTATCTTTTACACAAACTATAAATTGCAACATATATGACCTTTAAATTGTACGTTTTGATAAATTGACTCTAGATTCGCTGACATGTTGTCTTGCGATCTTTCGAACAGGAAGATTTTCGTATCGTTTCTGCTCCACTTCCAAGTCGGCTCTCGCCGAAGAGCGAAACTGCATGTCTAAACTCAAATCATGACCCAACTCCTTTAATAAAGTTTTATAGTATCTAGGGACTGGTGCCCTAGAGCCCTGAGCGGTTATAACGCTACCTGTCGGAAATACATCCGTCATAAAATAATCGTTAAACCACCCCTTACTAATGCCTTTCGACATTATTAAGAACTCAGGATTAGGAAATATTATTTCCCCATCCTCTTTATCAACATACAAAGGTAATGGCATTACCTTGTCAGACGCTTTAATTTTTTTGAGTATATACCTTGCGATGTAGGCTGCGCTCTCAAAATTCAAAGTGCCTATTAAGTGGTTTCCCTGAGGCCAATACCTAGCAGCTGTGTTAGATATGTAAGTCCGGTCACCACCAGTAGCACGACCAAAAAGCACACGATCAGAATCAAAGTCCACTCCAAACAATGCAATATGAAAGTGGGGACGTCGGGTCTGTTCACCATATTCTCCAGAAGCTACATAACGGAATTTGTATCCACCCTTACGAAGACGTTTAAAAAACTTTTGCAGGTCAGCTTTAACAAGTTGACCATGCTTAGGTAAATTATCATCATCATATGTAAGGTTTAGCATACATGACTTTTCGTGCATCATCTGTTCGTGGGTAATTCTTATCGCCCACTCGCGTGAATATGCAAGCCTGCATTCTATACATTGGCCACACTTAAGAGAACCATGGGTAGGATGAGACCAAAGAGAAGTACACACAGGACCTTAAAAACGTATACCACCACGCATAGGAGCGTTGACAATGTTAGCCATTTGAGTACGTCCCACGTTGTGACGAAACTGCTTAGCAGAACTGTGTTTATGTACAGGGGCACGGGATAAAGGTTTCATTTCATTCTCCTTAGAAGTTGGTGTCAATGAGTACAGTTACATCAAGTAGCGAACTGTACCATTATTCCGACTTAGACGTCGGTTCCGCATCTGAAACTTTCGTTTCAGAAACGGCTTGAGGAATAGCCAAACCCAAGCGAATCGCCTCTTGAGTGTTTTCAGGGTTACTGAAAAACTCAAGGAACTCTTGGGGGCTATTATTAAATCGGGCGCGAATTTTGGCGTCCATACGCATAAAATTCTCATCAGCAGCCCTCACCGCATTCATAGCGGATTGGAAGTCGAAAACGCCTTCATAATCAACATATTGAGGCATGTTGATAGGAGTGGGCATAACCCCACTTTTCATAAAACGATCAACAATAGTATTAATGTCAGATTCGTCTTTAAATTGTTGTTGCGTCAAAGACGCGTCAAGACACTTAAGACCAGCTTGATCGCTGGCAAGGTCCATATCATAGTTATAAGCGGAACGACAAAAAACGGTCTTCATTTTCATTTCCTTTAAAAAATATTTAGCCATTATCGACTAGACCTAGAACGTTTAACAATATCAGTAATCTTACCAGCAGTGTTTACACCATAATCAAGATAACGTTTAGACTTTCCAACTGCGGAAGATTCAAACGACTGTTCATTTAGCGCACGTTGATAATCAGCTTGTGAAATCTTACCTTCCTGTATAGCCTTAAACGCTTGTGCGCGAGCTTGAGCAGCAAAAGCACCATTACGAACAATTTCAGACGCAATTTTTGGCAAATTTGCTTTATTAACAGCTATTTGTGACCAATAACTAGCGGCAAGAGCCTGTTGAGTAGGGTTCTTTACATTTTGTTCAGACCATAAACGATAAGTAGATTCATTAGCAGAAGTAGTATGAGCACGTTCCTGTGCAATAGAAGTTTGAGTATCAGCAGCAATTTTTTGAGCCTGAGCCTCATTAACTGCAACAGTTGACTTTTTAACATCAATATCGGCATCAACATTACGTATCTGTGCAGACATTAAATCGCGCTGCTTAGATTGATGATAAGCTTCTAGAGCAGAAGCCATAGGATTTTCGACCTGAGCTTGTTGTCCAGTAGGAGCAGAACCGGGTCCTTGGGAATAAGCAAGCATGGGATTTAAACCAGCAGCTTGCATATCTTTAGTCTGGGTTTGGTAACGCGTAGCGTATTGTTGAGCAGAAAAAGCATTTGCTTCATTAGCAATACTTTCTCTGCTTGCATTAGTATCTTGGGTACCTTGATACCCAAGAATAGCACTAAATATATCGCCAAACATATTAGAAATGATCGATTAAGCCGGGTACAGAGTACATAGGCAGAGGTCTAGCAGCATTAATATTGAAAAAAGCATCGAGAAGAAGCTGCTGACCATTAGCGGCAGTGCCGACAGCCAAGTTACGAGCTAAAGGCGGAGTATCTTGAATAAACG